AAGTTTTGAAATAAACATTTCTGTAAAAAAAAAGGATATATATTATATAAGATATATAATATGTATAAACCGTTTATTAGAAAAAATATAACCTTAGTTGCCATTGTATTATTTATTTTTATTTTTGGTTCTATTCAAATAATCAAACCTGCTTTTCTATATAACAAAGATGGCAGCGTGAGAGAATTTGGAATTGGATACAAAAATAAAACAATTTTACCTATTTGGTTATTGTCCTTAATTTTAGGAATATTATGTTACTTAGCAGTCATGTATTACATTACGTGGGTACATATATAAACAAAATTACATTATGCTAATGACAAAATTACATTATGCTAATGACAAATTTAATTTTAATTTGAAAATTCACAATTATCAGACTCTTCCATAAATAATGAATTTTTATAATCTATTTTTTTATTTTCACCTTGTAATTTTAGAAAATCAGATTCTTTTGATATAATTATACACTTTTCTTTTGCTCGTGATATTGCTGTATATATGGTCTTTTTTTCAATAATTGTGTTATTTGGTTCAATTATAAATATTATGTTTTCATATTGACTACCTTGTGACTTATGTACTGTAACACAATAATTTAACATAAAATTTTCATATAATTCATTGATTCCAATTTCTTCAGGTTCATCTAATAGTCCAGAATATTTAATTGTAACTTTTTTTCCATCAAAGAATTCTATTTTTGCTTCTTCTCCGTTTGCTCTCATTTTATCACTAGAATAGTCGTTTTCAGTACGAATAATATTATCATATTTTCTAAATATTACACTATTTTCATAATTATAATTTGAAGGAATAATATAATATTTATCATCCTTGTTTAAAGGATTATATATATCTTGTAAAATACTATTTATTATTTTAGTATTAAATATAAATTTTGATAAATTAAAACTAGTAATAAATTTTGTATTATTTTGAGTTAATTTATGTTCACTTATTAATTTGATAATTTCTTCATTATTTATTTCTTTATTACTTGTAATAAATTTTTCAATATCTAATAAAATCATAGAGTCGTCAATAAAATCAGCCTTTGTTATTATTTCTTTACTCATTTTTAATATATTTTTAACTAATCCTCCATCTGATTGTCTTTTAATTTTTGTTAGTTTAGTTACTGTAAACACTTCTGATTTTATTAATTGATACAAAATTTTTCCTGGACCTATAGATGGTAGTTGGTCTACATCTCCCAGTAATATTAATCTTGACTTGAAATATTTACAAACTTTTAAAAGATCATTAAAAACAAATGTGTCTAACATTGAAACTTCATCTGTTTCAAGTAATGAAATATTTAGTTTTTTTTTCTCTTCATCACTATTACATGTGTTTCTAGCTTTTTTTATTTTAGGAACAATATGATATAATATTTTATGACAAGTACCAGATGTATTGTCATTATAATGATTTGGATCTTGAGACCTCTGCATATTAACAAAAGCTAATCCCGTTGGTGCTAGTAACCCTATTGTTTTGGGATTACTATTTTGTATAGTCTCTTCATCAATTGTTTCATCTTCTGATTCAGTATCATGACAATAATTATATTCATTATATTCATTATATTCATTATATAAGTTATCAACTGAATGATTAGAATCTTTTTTATATAATTCAGAAAATACAAAATTTATACATTTTAAAATTTCTGTTTTTCCAGTTCCTGGTGGCCCTGTTATAATTGATAATTTATTTTGTATAGAATTTACAACACTTTTTTTTTGTTCATTTTCTAATATAAAATCTATTTTTTTTTCTTTACTTTTTTTTTCTTCATACATTTTTATTATTTTTAATATTTCTTCTTCTTCAATATCATATTCTTTATCATAATATAAATCCATTATTAAATCCGTCATTTTTTTTTCAAAATTTAATAAATATTCAGTTGTTTTATATATCATATCATTACCAAATTTATCTTTACCAATTTTTTTATCAATAACAGTTTTATCAATATATTCTAAAAAATTTCTTGAATTTTCTTTTCTATCATTACAAAATTTTTCCATTTCCTTTATGTATAGCCATTTTGGAATATAAAATGTTTTTTTTTCACTCAAAAATAAATCATATGACCATTTTTCTAATTTGATATTGAAGTTGATTTTTAATAAATATTCATAACATATTTTTTCAGCTTTATCATATGTTATTAATTGATATTCTTGAGTAATAAAATTAAATGGGTTTTTATATATATTTTCAATTTGTAAACTATTTTGATGAGTTTTTTTAAGAGTATGTTCAATTTTATTTAATTGCGGCATTTTTAATTTACATCTTGTAAAGAAATGATCCATATTTTCATGTATATTTTTAGAATCAAGATACATATACGTGTTATTTTTTTTTTTATTTAAGAAAGAAATTGTTGAATTATATCTATCTACAAATTTCAAATAAGATAATATTTTTTCTTGATCTTTTTTATATATTCCAGTAATGTTTTTATCGGTTGATTCTACCGTTATTGTTTTAGAATCTTTTTTATTTTTATTAATAGAAGATAATTCATATATTGATATTTTTTTACTATCTAATAAAATATTTGATATTTCATAATACGTATCTTTATATTTTATTAATTCACCTTTATCATACAATGATTTTAATTTTGTTTTTTCCATAAAAGATAATATACTTATACTTGTAAGTCAATATAACTTCTCAATTTTATTTTTATCTTTAATTTTTATTTTTAATAAATATTTATAAAAATAAAAATAAACTATTCTAACTATTTGATCTAACTAGAAACCGTATAAACTGTGCTTGTGGCTTGTTTTTCTTCTTTTTCTTTCTTTTCCTGATTCTCAAGATATTTCTGATAATTCTTTTCCATCGTTTCTGGAGATGATATACAACCTCTAGTGGCTATTTTTAATTGCACAATAGAGACTACTAAAAGACCTGTATAAATAAACCACATAGCTTCACCAACATTGTCGCGTGTTACAACCAAATCAAATAACTCTTGTTGTTTTTCACTTGTGGATGGATTCTCTGTTTGATATTTTTCCTTCATTAATGGTTTTAAAATGGACCAGTAATCAATAAAATTACTAGGCACAATCTGATTTATTAGAATGGAAGTATTTCCACATATTTTAATAATTGTGTCTGCTACTTCTTGCATGGCTTGTTTTTGTTCAGGTGTTGAAGTCGCATCTTTACTCATCTGTTCTTGAATATCTTTATCAATGAGTAACTCTGTAAGAACTTTATTGGCTGAACTTGATACATAAAAGTATCCAACTACATCAGAAAATGCGGTTTTAAAACCAGGATACATGATCAAGACAACAATTAATATTCCAAATATTAAGGACCACGGAAGAAAAGTTAATAAGGTTGCTGCTCCAAGGTTTTCAGTTACACTTCCACCACAGGCAGATGTTATCATTGAAACATTTACTATGTATTGGGTTACAATAATTAATAAAACATAAATACCTAAACTGGTATAACTACTAGTAACGTATTTTTGATACTTTTCAGGATCTGTTAATATGTCAAAGGTGATTGTTTTTTTAATGACCAAATAATACAACATTGTTGTTAGTAAAAAAGCAATGATATTTAAATAAGAATTAGAATTAGACATATATAGATAATATGTATAATTTAATTTATAATTTTAATCATAAATATTATGGACTATCATGACTTTACTAAACCAATATTAACAGAACCCGGAACTAAATTTTTTTTAAGTGAAACACTTAAACAGTGTCATATTATTAGAAATCAATTTCATAATATACTCTTTAATGTTGGTTTATTTATTTTTTTCTTGCTTGTTTTAGGAGCAATTCTTTTGTATAAATACAAAGGGAGACTTACTCCTGTAGAAAAACAGCGTAAAGATGTAGAAAAACAACAATACATCGTATCTAAAATTAAGAATCTGCAGCAAGCTAAAAAAATAGCCCATCAAGAATTAATTACTGGGTTACCTAATTGGGATAATTAATCATTTTTATCATGTAATTAATTTATTTTATAAATAAACAAAGTACAATAACTTAACTATAATAATAATCATAAAATAAAAAATATAAAATAATAGATGATTATTATATAATGAATGAAATGGATCCTGAAACTAAAAATACCGAAAATTTTATGAATGAATACTATAAATTGAAAGCAAAATATGATTCTGGAATTATGAAAAATAAAAGAAAAATACTTAATAATCCAGGATTAAGTATCAATGAAAAGCGACGTGAATTTCAAAAATTAGTACCAAAATGCATCAATTGTAAAAATCCAGGCGGAACTATTTTTTCAACCAAATATAACGATGAAAAAGATGTTCGCGAACTTAAGGCTATTTGCGGCGCAAAAGTCAACACCTGTAATCTAAATATATCTATTACTGCTGGAAAATATTATTTGTTTCCAGATATACTAAAAGAATTTGAAGAAGAAATATACAATTTAAAACAAAAGGTGATTAGTGATAAGAATAATATATTATTTGGATATATTTCTACTGAAGAGGCATTAGAAAGATTTAATGACTTAAAAGAACAAATTAATGATAATGTTTCCTTATTACAATCTTACATGGAAGAATATATAAAAATTGTTGATAATAAAGAAACCAATGAATTAGTCAATAAAGAAATAGAGTATATATATAATTATATTTCTTCTATCAAAGAAGCTATTAAAAAATTCAATGAAACAGATAATACTCAGTATGTAAATGATGCCGTTGATATCTATATAAATAGTTTACATCCTTCTTCAAAAAAATTACTTAAATTAAAATACAAAGAAAATATGGTATGGTATGATCCAGACAATGACGTGTATCGTTTAATACAAAATAAATACACTATTCGGGAGATAGAATTTGATACAAGTGATGACAAAAATATTACGTTTGATTATGGAATTACTAGTAAAAATGGTAAAAAAGGCAAAAAAACAAACGTATTAACTGATAAGAAAAGTAACATTAAAAAACCTACTCTTATTATTGAATCATCATCTAGTCCATCTTTATCAACAAATCATAACTTATATGAGAAAAATAATGATGGAACCATAAAATGGTCAGATCCTGAATACCAGACTATTTGGAATAAAATGAGTTCTTTACTCAAAGAAGCATTATTAAAAGATGAAGAATGGTTACAAGAATTTATGACGAATTGTGTAAATTCTAAAAGAGTGAAAAAACCATGTGAATTTAAAGGACCTACTAATTTAATTTTTCCACCTCAACTATTAGATGATGATCAATATGATTTTGGTAATGAAACATATAATAATATTTTTAATAAGCTTGATAAGTCATATCAGAAAAATTTGTTATCCTTATATTCCAACAAAAATGGAGTGAATGATTATTCCATGATGGAAAATACATTAAACACAATGGTTGCAAAAGAATTACAATTTGATAAATATATCTAATAAATACATGTAACAAGACAAACATGATAAACAAGACAAACATGATAAACAAGACAAACATGATAAACAAGACAAACAAGATTGAAGTTAGAGTTTTGGAATAATTTTAATATAATATATCCATAATCCTATTCCTACTATACATTTTGATATGCAATCTAAAATATTAAATGCAATATTTTTATTATTTTCTTCTAATAAATACACAAATCCATACATCGTCCAAGTAAATAAATAAAGTAGGAATAACCAATACTTCTTTATTCCCTTTTTGATAATTACAAAATTACTAAATATTAAATAAAATATTATGAAAAATGGAATAAACCCACCAATACATGCTGTGTATCTGTCTAATACCTTGATTTCACCTAAATAACCAATATACAACATTAAATAATTAAATATCATAATTAATACAACAGTTGACAAGTGTATCACCGTTTTGGATTCCATAGATAAAAAAATACATAATACTAGTAACATCATTGGTGTTGTAATAGCCCAGTCAATATAACGTGTTGATGTTATTTGGTCCCAATCAATTGGTTTGTCTTCTTTTTCACATTCGTCTATTTTAGATACAAAAATTGCATAAAAATATCCTCCAACTAAAGAAATACACGTTTCCAAGTTAAATAAATGCCTAATAAGTGGATTTTGTATACGTAGAGCTTCTATAAATGTTATTAATCCGGTTGTTAATAATAATATATTAGTAATTACAAAAGATGATTTAACAAGAGGGTTAATAAGTTCTGTTTTTTTGTCTTTTCTATTGTTAT